GGGCACGACGCAGGGCACCGTCGCCGGCCTTCAGCTGTACGTCACCGCGAACGTCGAGGACAAGCAGGCCCGCGTGTTCCCCGCGCAGGCCGTCACGTTCTACGAGGCCGCCGGCGCGCCGGTCCAGGTCTCGGTCCAGGACGTCTCCACGCTCGAGGTCGAGGTCGCCGTCTACGGCTACGTCGCCGCTGCGTCCAAGTACCCCACGGCGGTCCGTTACCTGACCGTCACGCCGTGACCCATCACCCCCAGCCGGTCCTGACCTCTCCCGGGACCGGCTGGGGGCCCACGGGAGACCGTCATGCCCAACTACGTCGACACAGACGAACTCAAGACGGTCCTCGGCGTCGGGGACCTCTACCCTGACGCGCAGCTCGAGCAGGCTGCCACCGCGGCGACGAACCTTGTCCTGTCCATGCTCAGCCGGTACGCCTACCCCATCGACCAAATGTGCTGCGAAGACGGTCAGACGGTCAAGGCACGCACTGTCGGCTTCCACCGGCTCTACGTCGGTCAGAACGTCACGATCAGCGGCCTGCCGACCGGCTTCAACGGCAACCACACGGTGCTGTCCATCGGCTACACCGCCGACGTGCCGCCACGACCGTTGTGGCCCTGGCCGACCCTGTGGCCGTACTCGTACAGCAACGCTCAGGAGCTGTACAACACGTTCACGTTCAACAAGACCGGCCAAGCGACCGTGGAAGAGGTCCAAGCGGTCATCCCCTCCGGGACCGTCATCGACGCCGGCTCGGCCGACGTCTACGAGGAGGACCCGCTCGTCCTTGAGGCGTGCATGATGCTCGCCGTCGAGATTTGGCAGGCCCGCGTCGCACCTGGCGGCACCATCCAAGGCGTCGACTTTCAGCCCGGACCGTTCAGGCTCGGCCGGTCCCTCATCGGCCGCGTTCAGGGGCTCCTCGCACCGCACCTCGACGTAGGCACGATGGTCGGATGAACCTCAAGACGCTTCGACAGACGCTCGCGACCGCCCTTGAGGACGCCGGCATCGACTACTCGACCTCGGCGTTCCCACCGCCCGTGGTCATCCCGCCGACCGTCGTCATCGTCCCTGGCAACCCGTGGATCGCGCCCGTCACCCTTGGCCGGCCGTCTACGCCGCAGGTGCAGGTCACGTTCCGCATCACCTGCATCGTCGCCAACCTCGACAACCAAGGCTCCCTAGACCAGCTCGAGGAACTCGTCTTCGCCGTCCTCGACAACCTGCCACGCGGCTGGGAGGTCGGCGACGTATCACCCCCATCGGTCGAAACCATCGGCCCATCCGACCTCCTAGTCTCCGACGTTCAGGTCACTACCCTCGCATCACCCTCCTAAGGAGCACGTCCCATGGCAACCGTCCTCACCGGGCAGGACCTGACGCTGACGATTGACTCGGATGCGTTCGATGCCCAGACCATCTCGACCACGTTCACCTACACGCCGAACCGTGAGGTCCTCGAGACCCTCGACGGGCCCGTGTACAAGACGCTGACGTTCGAGTACACGCTCGACATCACGATGTACTCGGACTGGGGCACGACCAACGGCCTCTGCGACGCACTCGCGACCGCCGCTCTCAACAGCCCCGACACGTCACTGACGTTCACGCTCGTCGCCGACGGACCGAACCTCGACACGACCATCACGGGCAAGGTGTTCCCCGAGGTCCCGCCGATGTCCGGCGAGGGCCCGAACGCCTCGCAGATCACCTTCACCCTTACGGGCGACCGCAATCAGACGCCGACGATCGTGGCCGCCTGATAACCGCATAAGGAGAGACCATGGCAACCGGCACCTGGGTCGAGGTCGAACACCGAGACCGTGGCCATCTCGTCCTCGAGCTGGAGCTCGCGGACTGGATCGGCTGGGAGAGCTGGGCCGGACGCTCCTTCGTCACCTTCGGGGATGAGCAGAATCCCCCAGGTGCGAAGGACGTCGCGTACCTCGGGTACGAGGCCGCGAAGCGGACCGGCGTCCACCAGGGCGACTTCCCCTCGTGGGTCAAGGCGCTCGCCGGATGGCCGCAGTTTAAGCAGGGAGACATCCCGGGCCCTACCCCGCCGGAACCCTCGGACGACGCCGCGTGAGCGTCGCCCTGGCGACCGGCACCGCACCGAAAGACTGGACCGAACTAGCAGAACTCCTCACCGCCGAGGAGCTGCTCCAGCAGTAGCCACAGGAGGCGCTGAGATGGCCACCACGACCGCCAAGAGCACTGGTGGACGTGTAACCATCCGGCTAAACGACCGCGACATACAGGCCATCCTGCGGGCCTTCTCGCGGATGGACAAGCAGGCCGGCACCGACCTGCGCGACCTGTCCAAAGAGATCAGCCAGGACATCGCCAACGAGTTCCGCAACGCCGCTCGAGGCACCCGCTGGTATCCCGAGCAGGCCTCGTTCGTCGCGCAGTCCGCCCGCGCCACCCGCGACCGAGTCCCGTCGGTCACGCTCGGCGGTGCAAAGCGGTACACGACCGACGACGGTCGCCGTGTCGCCGCCGGCTCCATCCTGTTCCTGTCCGAGTTCGGCTCGCCCGAGAACAAGCAGCGCGAACGGTTCCGCAACGCCGCCCAGCGCCGCTCAGGCGCTCGAGGAGGCCTGCAGGGCCCGCCACGCTCACCCCGCGAGGGACGCGGCAACCGAGGCTGGTGGCTGTTCCCACGCCTCAAGCGCCTGCAGCCCGACATCCTGCGCCGCTGGATCAACGGCGCTCAGAAGGTCGCCGACGAGTGGGGGAAGCAGTAATGGCATCGCAGACTCTTCGCACCCTCAAGCTCAGCCTGCTCGCCGACGTTTCCGACTTCGGCAAGGGCATGGGCCAAGCCGGCAACGATTTCCAGAAGTTCTCGCGATCCGTCGAGACAGCGTCACGCGTCGCCACCGGCGTCATCGGCGCCATCGGTGGCCTTGCCGTCTCGGCGATCAACGCCGCTTCTGACCTGTCCGAGACTCAGTCGGCCATCGAGCAGGTGTTCGGCCCAGAGTCCGCCCGGCAGCTCAACAGGTTCGCTCGCAACGCCGCGACCAGTCTCGGGCAGTCGCAGCAGCAGGCGCTCTCAGCAGCGCAGACCTTCGGCATCTTCGGTCAGGCCGCCGGACTCAGTGGCGACGAACTCGTCGACTTCACGACAGACCTCATCACCCTCGCCGGCGACCTGGCTTCGTTTAACAACACGACCGTCGACCAAGCGATCACGGCGCTCGGCGCAGCCCTTCGAGGCGAGTCCGAGCCCATCCGCAACTACGGCGTCCTCCTCGACGCTGCTTCGGTCAAGGCCCGCGCCGTCAGCGACGGCATCATCGAGAACAGCGACGCCGCCCTCTCGAACCAGCAGCGCACCCTCGCGGTCTTCTCCGAGATCCTGTCGCAGACACAGACGCAGCAGGGCGACTTCGAGCGCACCTCAGAAGGCCTCGCGAACAGCCAGCGCACCTTCCGCGCACAACTTGAGAACTTCCGAGCAGACGTCGGCAACGAGCTGCTGCCCGTCCTTGAGGAACTCCTGCCTAAGCTGCGCGGCGTTGTCGACAACATCACGGACCTGCCACCCGAACGCATCGTCGAGATCGGCGAGGGCTTCCTCAAGTTCGCAGCGGGCGTCGTCGCACTCAACGCAGCCCTCAAGGGCTTCGCCGCCGTCCAGGGCGCCTACGTGGCCCTCACAACCCCTATCGGCGCCTTCGCCGCAGTCGTGGGTGGTGGCGCTGCAGCCACCGTCTACGCCGAGCAGAACCTGCCGACATCCTTCGGAACCGGCGGTATCGGACCCACCGCAGGACTCGAGCGCCAGCGGCTTGCCGCTGCGACGGCCGCTACGCCTGCCGGCGGTCGACCCACCGGCAACGTGACCGGCCGGATGGGAAGCAGCGCCACCGTCGTCGTCAACGGCATCGTCGGTTCGCCGTATCAGGTCTACCGCGAGCTAGAGCGTGCCACCGCCGCCGGAAACCGCGCCGGCATCGGATCGTCGAGAAACTTCCGCTGATGGGCTGGCCTCGCGCAGTCACCGTCACCATCGACGGCACCGACCACACGGCCGAGACCATCGACTCCGTGTTCGTCCAGCGCGGCCGACGCGCCTACTGGGAAGGCATACAGGCCGGCTCAGCCCGCCTCGTCCTTATCGACCCGTCCGTCCGCCCGACCATCGGCGACACGAC